CTAAATTTCATTCCAATACGCTTCTGTTCTATTTACCATGAGGTCTTTAGCTAAACTTTTTTTAGTATTTTTTCTAGCACCCTTCATATGGTCTATCCATTTACCTAAGACACTATTAATAAGGGGATGTCCGCCACCTCCTGTTTTAGCAGTTTTGATATACATTTCGGCACTATAATCTAAAACCTCTGGATAATAATCTTTCATAGAATTAAGTATGCTACCAAATACATAACTGTCGTGCCATTCTTCTAACTTAAATATTCCGTTTTCTGCGTCTTCATATACCCGTTCAAACTCCTTCACAAAGTCTTGGCAGATTACATCTTTCATGTTCAACCCATAGAATCCGCATTCGGGCCAAGTTTGTGATCCTTTACCTCTACCAACATAGGTAATCCATTTGTTGTTAGGAAGTAAACCAATGAAGTCTTCGTAACTCCAGTTGTTATGAACGTAAGTATCCGCATCCATCCATACTACCCATTTATCGCTATGCTTTTCACAAGCATCATATACAGCATAGGTTTTGTTAGCAAATCTAATTGCGTCCCATTTAAATTTTTTGTGATGATCTCTTGGACGTCTTGCCTTTATTTCGTCTGGTGGTATTCCGTTTGCTCTAGGATCATTCTTCCATCTTTCTTTAAAAGCATTTAATTTTGGTAACTCTAACTTGGCATCATATACTATTATTTGTGAAGGATCCGGATTACGCACAACACAATCTTCTGCGTACACAAGTAATTGAATTCTTTTATCTACTTTTTCAGCAAACGAATCTAAAAATCTTTGCCCATAAAGTTCTAATCCTTCCTTATGAAAGGTTGTTAATACTATCGCTTCACCCATTGCTTCATATGCCTCCAACATTCTCCGGATCTAATTTCATCTAATCTCCAATGACTCATTGCTAAACGTCTTAGCCAACCTTCTCTATCAAAATCATAATTAGGTTTTTCAATGTTTCTTAAGTTTATATTTGCTACATCTTTTGCCTGACTTCTTTCAGGATCTAATAAAAAGATAGGCACGCCTTCAATAGCAGATACTACGCCAGGACTACTATTATGACTTATTACAGCATAGGCATCGTGTAACTCCTTTAACAACGATACACTTGGAGAAGAAAATCTTACCTTGTGTCCTATTGCTTGTAACTGCATCATATGTTTTGCTATTTTCTTATCACCAGGATGGAACCTTACCATAATTGGTCGATCAGTGTGTGCTTTAAGTTTTTGTAAAAGTAAGTGTAACCATTCTATAACACTTTGTCCGTTCATGCTCCAACCACCATCTCGTTGACAAGTTACTAATATGTAATCACCGTGTTTTTTCCAAGGTTTTATATTTAAACCAAGTATATCACGCATACGTGCCCAACGTTGTGGATCTATCTTAGAATCACAATATTCTCCTGTGTTTGGAAATATACCATCATAGCTATATCTTAAGTAAGTATTTTTGTTTCCAGGATCATAAGCTAAGAATAAATTAGCGTCTGCTATAATAGTTCTTCCACCTATACTTTTTTGTTTTTCTAAAACAGTTCTTCTTAAATTTAGATGTGGTACATGTTTACTACCAGGATGTACATAGCCTTGTAGTATAGCAACATCAGATGGCTCATATTGAAATGAATTAATTAGTTGTGCTTTATCTCCCGACTTAGAAACTCCTTCTACAAAATACTCAAGTAGTTTAGGTTTTTCAGGATTTTTGTTGCCTGGAGGAATAGCTTTCAAATAGGCATTAACTTTAAAATTAGCTTCTGTCATATAACTTGAACTCCTCTATAAATCTCATTGCTTGTCCAGAAGCAAACTCAGGAAGTGTATATTGACAATAAGCCAAATAACAAAGTAAGTTTAAAAAATCGTCTTCGCTAGGATATTTTGGATTTTCTATTTGCGATAAGTCTTTGTTAGCAACACTATCTACACAACAAGGAGCCATTGTAAAAGCAGGTATGCCATAATGTATTGCTTCCAATGCCGCCATGCTTTGATACGTGACAACAGAATGAATTCCTTGTCTTTTACATTGCATCGCTACAGAATTATTTTTAATCCTATCAGGACGTAAGCCTTTGTCTCTAATCAATATAGGTCGATCCGTGTATTGCTTAATTTTATTAATTGTTTCTTCTAACCATTCGTCTCTAGTTATTTTGTAAAAAGCACAAGGTTTTTCAGATGGTGTTACAATAAGTATCGCACCGTTTTGTGTTGTTCTTGGTTTTTGTCCTAGATAATTCATATATGGCGCAATCCTACAAACTTCTTGAAATCTATCTAGTGGCCATTTCTTACCACCATTGAATAAAGGAACCACTGTATGCTGAACATTATTTTTTACAACTCTATACCAACGTTTTTTCTTATCAAGGTTACCCATATACCCATTATCAATATAATAAAAAGGTCTACCAGTTTCCCAACATTTCCAAATTTCTTTACGTTTTGTCATACTGCGAAATGCTACAGGGATATCTGTCGGCCAAGGACTCTCGTTTATTTTACTTGATATTTGTTTCCTATCAATAACAAGAGCATTTGTACCAGCTTGCCAATGCTTGAGGATTTCATCTTCTCCGTCTAGCATAAGCATCTTAGGCATAACCATTTCACTCATTCTTTGCTCCATGCATCATATTGTGTAATTCATTTTTCCAAAGTTGATGAAACTGACAGTATCTATAATTTTCAAACCAAGGCCCACCTTCAGTATAATGAATTAATTTTGGTAAATCTATATCATCATATACACCTACTAGATAGTTCCATGTATGATCAATGCTACCAATTTCTTCATCCTTGAGCCAACTAAATCTGTGCATGTATGCTCCGTTTAGTTCTTGATCATTTACAAAATCTTGTGTAACAACTTTATTGCTAGGATGTCCACAGTTCCATAGTACCATGCTGGACCAATTTTTACGTGGATATATAGTTTGTTTTTGTCCATCCATTTTGGTGCTTTCAGTAACCTTGTAATCATGTTGTACACACATGACAGCATACTTGTCGTCAGCTTGTTCAAATAGTTCTTTGATATCTGTAGTCAAAATCATATCGCTATCCATGAATACTGCCCAACCCTCAAAGTTAGTAAGTTCTGGAATAAGGAATCTTGTAAAAGTAAATTCCGTGGAAGCAAGTTTGTCCACAGGGCGTGTATACCAACCAGCATCTCTTAGCTCTTGCTGTTTAAGAGGACGTACATCTGCCTCAGGTGATTTTGAAATTATACTATGCTTACATACTTGATAAGCCATATCTTCTCTAGTGTCGTATCCTACAAATATTTTCATTAGTCTCTTCTCTCTATATCTTCTTCAACACATTCACCCCATTGTACTTCCAACACATGAGCATCTATATCTCCGTTGTTACTAGCCTTATGCCAAACTTCCTTGCCAATTTCATAGTGCGTAGTATGTGGTTTAAGTTGAATACTATCTTTCATATTGTTGTAGTCAGTTTCCATAGTAACTGTTCCTTGTAGTATATTCCATACTTCGGAACGTTTAAAATGACGTTGATCGCTTAAACTTTTACCAGGATAAATTACAAGTTCCTTTACCTTGTAACCAGCATTGGGTTTATCATCTAAAACTCTCCAATAGCCCCACTCTCTATCTGTTTTTTGTGTTTTCCATTCATCTAAAATCCAACTACTAGAATTAACTTTATCTTCTCCTCCTACTCCGTAAACAAATTTAATTTGATCTGAGTAAACAGTTTCTTCAGGCACACAGCCTTGTTTTCTATCACCACCATTAGCAAATATTATATCGTGTCCACTTCCGGTTGTACACATTAATTTAAAAATAGCATGATTAGCTGTGTCATCAACATCTTCAAAAGACATGACATCGTCAACCATTTCTAAGGAATCAATAATTTTTAATCTTTCAGCAAACGGCATAAAAGGTCTACCTTTTTTACGTGTTAACCATTCATCTGAATTTATACCCACTACTAAAATATCGCCAAGCTCTTTAGCGGCTTCGAAATATTTGATATGGCCTGAATGTAAAGGATCAAAGCCTCCGGTTACTAAGACTACTTTCATAGTTATACTTATATATTACTTTTACTTGCTGGTTGTTGATTTGATACCTTGACACTTTGTGAGATACGGCTTGTAACAGCGTATCCAAGGACAGAGTTGTTTACACATGATGGCATCATTTGGCCACCAACCTATTTCATCTTGTAATTTCATTACTTCTCTAGCCGCTTGTGGATAAATCACATACGCACTATGTCCAGGAAGTCCTTGTGGTACATCATTACCAGTTAACCAAGGAACTTCATTTATTCCGTTATGTAATCTACTATCATATTCTTTGGCTGAAAAAGTTGCGCCTATAGGATCATTTATACTAACTGCTCCTTCACCTGGCCACCATTCCAAAATGTTACCGTCAAATTTCTTAGTAAAAATAGCATCGTGTTCTAAGATCATAATAGGTTTATTTTCAGTAACACATTTACGCCAAAGCATGTAATGACTTTGTGCCGCCGCAATGCGTTTATTATTGTCATAGGTTTTGTAAGCTGATAGTATTAGTCCTGTCTTAGGACATTTAATTTTTTTACGCAAAGGCCATGTGTAGTTTACTTGCCACATGTTTTCTGGTGTGATAGCAGGAAATTTTTCTACAGTTAAATCAGATTCTGTATCTATGATACTTCGCACACAACGGTCAGAAAATTTTTCACTATCTTCATGACCTTGTATGTAAATTATGTATGCGTTCATTTGTTTTGTATTTTTAAAATATAACTATCTGGCACAGCCTTTGAACTGTAGTTACAATGAGTAACTTCATATTTTTGTATTTCTGTCATCAATAAATTAAATTTTTCTTTTGTAAAATCATTTGGATGGCTAGTAATCCAGCTGTGATTCATATCCACTTTGTCAAGCATCCATACATCTTCAATATAATAAGCGCCTTGTGGCTTAACAAATTCAAATAATCTTTGAAAGGTTAGTCTTTGTCCTTCAGGCGTATGTAGTCCGTCATCTATAATAATATCAAATTTAATTTTTTCATTTAAAAAATGTGTATTACAAGATTGAGATGTGCTATCAAGTTGAGCCCATTTAACCCTTGGATTCTCTAGGCATGGTAGGTCAATTGCGTTGACTCTTTCAAATGTATCAATTGTGTAGATGTTTGCTACTGAAAAGTATTCTAACCAAGCGTTAGTACTTTCGCCTTTGAATGTACCTATTTCTAAAATATCGATAGGTTGATTTCTAAGAGATTCAAAATCCTTTTGGTATATTTCCCAATATCTATGTTTAATACCTTTATCACATTTGTGTTTAACAAATATTTCTTTTAAATCCATTGAAGTCTCCAAACTATTTAATCTCTTGAGCGAACCCATGAACGCTAGTATGAATATCATTATAAGGAGCACTTAAAACTTGATACCATCCCCATTCATTTGGTAATAATTCTGCGTTTTTAATAAGGCCATTAACTAATTTTGTATCAAAATGTTTTCTATGATGTATTATTAAAGTTTTAGGCAAATAATGATACCAATCATCAAATGTAGCATTATTGTCTTTTGCTAGTTCTTGTATTTGTCCAGATCCAAATTGCGGTCCTCTATTTTCCCTTATCATAAATCCAACAGGACCTTGTTCGTATGCTTTACGTAACCAGTGATGTAAATTTACTTGCCTATCAATTTGTGTGTTCCAATCTACACGTATAATCAGATCAAATTCTTTAGGAATTTTTCGAAGCAAATCACAATGCTGTATTATTGGAACTATACCATAATAGAATTTGTCCCACGTGGATCTATCTTCTGTGTAATTTATAAACTTACCATGCTTACAAATATTTGCTACATGCATTGGATGATAATGCCATTTAGGGTAGTGCATTGTAAATAGTTTTTCATGGTAATCCTTTGGCACTAAATTTGTTTTGTTAGAAAACGTATGATAAAAATATGTTCCTTCTGGTAGCTTGTGTTTAAGCTGTTCCACAATCATGCTTTTTTTATCATTTACTCCTGATATACAAACTGCTAGTCGCATGTGTCCAACCAATTTTTTACAAAATCACTAAAGTGAACTTGACTGCGTACACCTGGATGTGGTTCTTTGTTTTTTGTATCTAAAGCATTATCTACTTTAAAATCTTTATTGTATTTAAAAGTTTTTGCTTGTAATGTTTTTGATTTTGTTAAATTAAAAGTTTTTTTGAATTCGTTAATTGCTGTGTCTTCAAATAAATGAAAATTCTTGATAGCCCGTTCTTCTAACCAATTATGAATAAAGTTTGTAAGTATACATTGTTCGAAGTACACATCGTAATCATAATGAAAATGGTCATAATACATTCTAACTTTGTTTGTGTAATCATCTTTTGTTTCGCCAAACAAATTCCAAAAACCTTGTGGCATTCTATTATGCTTGATAAAGTGTGGCATCATGTGTAAGTCTTCGTCTGGAGTTTTAAAGAAAGTTTTTCTAACAAATCGTGACCATTGTATAACTACTACACAAGGTTCATTATAATCATAGTTTAAAATTGCCCTTGTAATTTGTTTGTTACTAGCACCACAAATCCCTTGGTTATCTAAAGATTTGAATCCTTGTTTAGCAAACAAATGAGACGGCCAAGCAAGTTTACTTGGCTTAGGTCCTTGTGATTGTCCGTCAGCGGCTATACAATCAGGTAATCCGTGTCCATATACAAAACTACAACCAAAAACTATTAATTTGTATTTTGACCAATCCATTTACAATCCATGATCATAGTTCTGCTACAGCATAGTAGGAATGGTTTAAGTCGTAACCGTGTGTTACAAATACTTTATTAAATTTTTTACTGTAGAAATAATCTTCTAAATGTTTCGGTTCAAGAATGTGTACATGCTTTCTATTATTCCAAGGCTTCCAATATCTTTGATCAGGATGTGGCAAATATAAGAATAAAATTCCTCCTTTGTGTAAGCGTGTAGTCCAATGATTCAGTGCGCCAACCCAATCATTTAAATGTTCTAAACAATGCGAAGAAAAAATGTAATCATATTTTTCGTTTGGTAAATTAAAAGCATCAAATTCATCTGGCATAACAAGATCGATCATCCTTGCTCCAGGAAAAGCCCATTCTTTTCTGTTAGGACCTATATCTATTCCGTTGCCTGTTAATATTTGTTTCGCAAAAGGAAAAGCGTATTGAGCGGCAAATCCTTTTGATTGTAATTCTAAATATTCTTTACCATCATACTTAATTGTATTCATTTATGTTTACTCCGTTATCTTTAAACATCTTAAGATGATGTTCCCACTTATCCCATGGTCTATTAGTATATATGTATATGTCTTTTGGTTTGAAAAAACATTGAGCTAAGTGCATATATCCACTATCTACACCTATATGTGCTCTAGCTTTACTCATAGCATAACCAGCCCAAGGTGCCCTTTTAAGAATTGGGTTAGTTGCTTCACCTCCTAATGTAACTATTTGATATCCTTGATTATTCCAATGATTTTTTATTGAATCTAATTGCCACGGCTTTAACATTCTTTTTTTCGCACCAGCATCTACTTGTATTGTTACAAACTTTTCTGGTAAGATATTTTTTGCTAATTCTTCATCAGGACATTGAGGTTTCAAACAAGGATAAGATTTCATATATTCGTCTACATAGAAACTTGGTTGTAAAACTTTTTGTATTTTACCTGGATATTTAAAGTAGTAATGAAGTTCTGCCTGCGGATGTTTTTCTCGTATATGATCAAAAAAATGTTTATCATGATCTTTTTCTGGGACATACTTATGGAAATTTAAATACACACTATCTCTAGGGAATAAATCTATTACTTCATTCCATGTTTGCGGTTTATCTTTATTATACTGATGTGATGCTATATGAAGTGTAGCAGGCTCTCCAAAGTGTTGTCCGTAATTGTATGTGAGTAGTATTGAATGAACAATATCACCAAATCCTGGACAACCATAAGGCAGATTTTTTATCCTTGTACTCATGTATCGCATCACAACATGCTTCATTACACTCTCTCCAATACACAATAACCGTAACTTTTATCATCCATTGTATTCATTTTAAACCTGCCTCTAGCAACACACTCGTCAATTGCTCTACGTATTTCGTGATAATTTGCGTCATGAAATACCAAGTACTTGTTTACGCTGTTTTCATATTTTAACACTTCTCTATTCACATGTTTATAATGATGTAAACTGTCTATAAGTGTCATATCAAATTGATTAGCAGGCCAAGTTAATGAATCGTTTTCGACCCAGTTTACGTTGTATCCTTCGAAGGCATGTTTATGTCCGTTCAAATGTTTAAATGTGATGTCTATAAGTTCTGCCCTAATGCCTGGATTTCCTGTTAATACAGCCGCCGCTGACCCGCCTTGCATCACACCCAGTTCTCTATAGCTTTGACATTCTTTAGCAAGTTGTTCTAAGTGATCATAATATCTAAGAAAGTCTTTAGTATAATGCCCTTCATAGAAACTTCTTATTTCTGTATAAAATTGTTTTAGGTCTTTGACATGACCAAAGTCTTTTACGTTCATTTTATTGCCTCCATTAGTGCTGAAACGTTTTCTCCTTTATTGGGAAGTAGATCTTTCAGAAAGAAATGTATAAAATATGCTTCTGGTAATCTAGTATCATCTATACCTTTGTAAAGTGCGTTGAATCTCCAGTCAAGATTTTTTGTTGGTATGCTTTCTTTTTTTACCCACCAGTTTAATAACATTTGATCAGTTGACCATTTTTTGTAACCTACACCATCTACAAAGTCTTTAAATTCGGGTCTTGAAATAAATTCTCTAGGAGTTTGATTTTTTAGAAACGGCATAAATTTTTCTGTATTCATTACCATTAATCCCATGTTGTAAAACTCTGCTCCTAGTGCGTTCCATTTCCAATCCACATCAGTTAATTGTTCAAACGCGGCCTTAGAATATTTTCTTATTTTGTTTTTATATTTTTTCGCACATGGAAGTTCTCTTTCAGCTACAGCACCAAAAGCAAATTCGTTGGTAAGCGTATCAAAAATGTTAGGAGCAGTAGTACGGATGTATATATCACTATCTACTATTCCTACTTGATCATAGTTTTTCAAATGAATAAAAGCATTTTCTTTTTCGTATATAGGAAGATAACCTAATCTTTCAACTGCTTCTTTACTTCTGCCCGTTCTTTCTACATCAGGTCTTATTTTTAAAATAGGTTCGTTTTGAACTATATGTGTAATATCATATTTTTTACAATAGTCTTTTACACTTTGTATACAATGCTGGTACAAGTTGCTTTGTTTTCCTACAGCAACTTGATATATCATTCTCTTCATTACAAATCTTTCGTAAAACTCATTTTGTCGGACTTAAATCCTACTTTATTATTTAAATCAAATTTCATGTCAACTATTCCGTCACACAACATCCAATCTGCTGGCATAGCACCATTATTATGTACCCAGTCTAATATTTTCTTAGCACCACTAGGACGTAGCAAATAAGCCCTAGCACCTTCGTACCAGTTTCCTGCTGGTATGGGTTTGGCCTTTTTGAATCCTTCAAACTTGTACACATCACACATCTCTGTCTGTCCCATAGGCTTTTTAAAAATCACATCATGTTCAAATATACACATCGGCGTTTGGCTTACAAAACATTGTTGCCATAACATGTATTGACTTAGAAAACAACCAGCTGTACCTGGACGTTCCATAAGCCTAATTGCTTTTTTACTACCTCCATATATGCGTAAATTATGATTACTTAGCGTATCTATAAGGCCGTTTACGCCTGGATAAAGTCTTACTTCCCAACCGTATTTTTCAGCAGACTGTAATGCTCTTTGGGCCATAGCAACACTATTTTCATATTCAGGTAGGTATATGATATATCCTATCATGGCAAATTTAAAACTTCTTTACGTATGATTTCCTTCCAATGTGGCGGTAACCAATTCATCTGTGCCGCCTTGAATCTCTTATCATCTTTTTTACTTCCCTTACCAGTTGAAAAGATATCATGTCTTTTCTGTCCCCAAGCATTCCATTGATAAGGTATGTAAGAATATTTCTCTCCTAATGCTGTCCATTCATCCATAGTTGACCTCAAGACATCTTGGTCTACAAACCAATAGATATCCTTCTTGAAGGCTTCTATCATATTATTACTAAACAATTTTCTAAAACGTAAACCTTTATCTCCTGTACCCAAACATAACGCACTGGCGATAAAAACTCCTGGATCCTTTGGCTTAGGCATAACTGCCACTTCTGATGCTATCTGTCTAAAATCGTTTTGATGAAATCCGTTTCGTAAAACAGTATCACAATCTAATTGAAATATATTTTGATTTGGTTTGTTAAACAGTTCATACAATCGCATGAATCTAGCACTTGCTAGATAAGTTCTTCTCGCTATGTAATCATGATCTCCTGTTTTGAAAATATCTTGTCCTTCTTTCATTCTCTTAGGATTTTTACCTAGATTTTTGTATAAATCTTCTTTCACATGTTCGTATGAATATGTAAAATTAAAATGTCTTGATAAATGATCTAACACTTCTTGATTCATATTACCTTCATTTATTATGTGGCAATGTACATGAATCCATCCTATGGTTCTGTTTATGCTTTGTGCTAGAGCATAACCATGCCTATCAAAATAATCGTAATCGCAACTAAAAAATATTATATCTTCAGCTTTTTGTGGCACATTATGGCCATGTAATTGTGGTACATCAAACATCTGGACTCATTCCCGGTCTATAGGCAAGCACGGCATTCTTTTCTCCTTTGCCCAATTTTCTAACCATTCTATACCCTATATCCATTAACACATCTCTAATGCTATCTCTTTGATATCCATATCGCGTAGGATGTTCCTTACGTTCATAAAGTATAATAGGCTTACATCTTTCAATAGTATTCATTGCTCCTTTAGCAACTAATGGTTCATATCCTTCAGCGTCAATCTTAATAAAGTCTACACATTGTAAGTTGAAAGAATCTAATGTTTTAATTTTAAATTTGCCGTCTTTTTTACTAGGATCCACATGTGTACCGAAACTTTTATTTGTTGTTTTAATACTTACATTCTTTTCAACATCTCCTAAACCAACAGGATGTGTAGTAACATTATAAACTTTTTTCATTGCTAAATTTTGTTGAATACATGGTAACAAATTTGTATCAAGTTCAAAAGCATGAACATGTTCAAACGATTGACTTAATCTAAAAGCAGTTATGCCCACATGTGCTCCTATGTCTACAGCTATTCTCAATTTAGCACAATGTGATATAGCTGTTTGTAATTCTAAATTTTGATATTCTTCTATTTGTCCTTGTCCTTGCTTTTTAGCACTTTTAAGACAAATGTCATTTTTTAAAGTTATCCAACCATCTAGTTCTGTATAGCTCATTATTCTACCTGGTACTTAAATGTACACTTCCATGCTGTTCCGTCTTGATATTCAGCTCTGCTAAACTGACTCCAAGCTATGTGTTCTAACATAAATTTTCGATCAAAGCCATGCTGATTTTGCCAATGTTCAACAGCACTTTGTCCTAAAATTTCTATTGGTTTGCCTAAACATAATGCTTCTACTGCCGCCATACTATGATATGTTATTATCTTTTTAGCATGTTTCATCAGCGGTAGTATTTCTTCAAATCTTTGCCTACGTTTGCCTATCTTCTCTCTTATAATAAGAGGTACGTCTAAAGATTGGTAATGTTGTAATGTTTTTACTTTCCAACTATTATAATCTTGTCCTAAGTATTTAAAGATATTGGACTGGTTAGGTAACACAATTAGATTGTAACGGCCATCTAGATTCCAATCATCAGACCATAAACGTTCGTCCATTTCAAGTAAGTTGGATCTTGAATATGGTATTTCTTTGACTTTTGTATTTTGTAATGAGTTGTAACTAATACGATAATACCAAGGAGTTTTATGCCTGTGATTACCTATATATCCGTTATCTATGTGGAAAAAATTTAAATTTTTATTTTCTATAATAGAATCAAATACCCAGTCATCAAATGGATGACTAAAAACCAAATATCTATCTTGTTCTATTTCTTTTGGAGAACTAATTGTTTTGACATCACAATTAGTATAAAGGAAAGTAAAAAGTTGGCCTCTTAATTTTCTGCTATTTTCTGGAATCTGAAACTTATAATGAAGCATCTTCCATGCCTGCTACTCTTAACTTGACTACATTGGTGATCTGCCATTGTTTTTGGTCAAGTCCTTTTAGCAAGCCTAGCCATTTATTCCTTAGAAGTGCAAACTCGTTTATGATCTTTTCGTAGTCAACTACGTCAGCTTCTCCGTCTACGTATTTTTCAACGTCTCTACTAGATAAAGCTCTTTGATAATTTTCTAAATATTTTTTAAAAAATGTACTACGCAGTCTGCGTAATTCAATGTTCAAGTAATTTAGTATTGCTTCAATCTCTTGAAGTTGATTAAATCGATGCTCAACAATACCAGGAAGTTCTGCGGCCGCACGTTCTACATTGCCTTTCAGCTTTGTTTCCGCACGAGCCGCAGTAAGTTCTGATTCAAAATGTTGAATAGCTTCGGGAATTTTGTTTATGTCTCGTGCTACTTGAGAATAATATCCCATCTAATCGTCCCAGTTCTCTGGATCATGATCATCATAATCTTCTGGATCTTCCATATCTAAGTAGTAAGATATTGCCGCATCAAGAAAGTCACAACTTCCCATAGCATCTCGAAAAGCAGTATCATCTGTACCAAAATCGGCACAAACGTCTACATATTTTTCTGCTATAGTTTCAATGTGTTTTTTCTCGATACTGTCTTTGAAAGTATTCCAGATATCGACTATCATACTTGATTCCATTTTTACTCCTGTATCATTTCCTCGGGTTCTTCGACCTTGGTATTTACCTCAGCAGTCTTATCTACTTGTGAATCCGACATAACCATATCAAGCATTTCACCATCCCAATTTTTGCGATATTCTTTGTGTTCTTCGCCTTTGGAATCAATATACTTGAGTCTATTTCCGTCTTTTACAAGAAGACCTTGCTTTTCAAATAGATCAACAAGACCACTGTACGGATTCATTCCCGTTTCATATGGAATCTTTACTTGTACGCCTTCAAAAGGTTTTGCGTAACGTGTTTTCATAACCTTACATGCGGCTCTAATACCACGTACTTCACTTACCTTGTTGCCATCTTCATCTTCTTTTAGTTTAAGTTTTTTCATTGCTACAACTATTGAAGATGCGTAGATAAATCCTTGTCCACCTGATATCTTATCATCTGGATCAAACATATCTTGCGATGCGTATGTATGATTGGTTGCTACAAGTCCTACGTTATGACTACCAAACATGTTTACACAGTTTCTAACAAGTGCTGTCAGTGCCTTGGGCTTTCTACCCATGTCACCTTTCAAGTCACCCTTACCAAACTGATCAACATCCGTTGGAGTAAGCAACATTCCTAAACTATCAATTACAAATAATACCTTAGGACGTTCTTCTTCTTCCATCGTTTTGTAATCTGCCATAAACGTTGATACTGTTTTCGCTACATCGTCAATCATAGACATGTTTAATTTTAACAGTTTAGATTCTGATGTATCTACATCAAGTGCGTGTAGCCATTTTTCATCAAGTGCGTTTTCTGAATCAACAAGAACAACGAAGATGCCTTGTTGTTGTGCGTGTTTTACAATGTTACCCGCACAAAAGTAAGATTTACCTGAACCGGATTCTCCTGCGAATACCGTTACCTTGCCCAGCGGAACACCTTTATTAAAGTCGCCGCTAACCAAATAATTTAATGCGTAGTTTCCTGTCGAGATCCAATCTGTTGGATCATTGAAACCAGCACTCATGCCTGTTATGGATTTTGTAAGTGCCGTTCTAAATTTGCTAGGATCAAATGCCTTTGCCATATTACCTCCTTAGTATGCCTAGTGGGTGTTGCCACCCACTAGTATATATTTTTACTGTTGTTGTCTAGCACGTATCATGGAAAGGATGTCTTCAGCCTTACCACTTGTCGTTGCTGGCTCTTCAGCCTTTGGTGTTTCTACCGGAGCCTGTGCTACCGGAGTTTCCTGCTTTGGGGAAGTATCCACCTTAGGAGCAGGCGCACTTTGAGCTACAGGATCACCTGTTCTCGCCGCCATACCAGCTGGACGGAAATATTGTCCGAAACGATCCATGTCATATGCTTCGCCATCGACCGATGCTTCAAACATTTCCTTCATTACTTTTACTTCAACATCGGAAGGTTTCTTCGGAAGGAAGTCATTTAGGTTAAACAATCCATGTGCTTCGATTGCTTTCATTTCCGCGTCACCTAAAGGACGCTCACGTCTTGCCCAACTTGAAGTTGAGTAGTCAGCATATCCGCCTTTAGTAGTTTTATTAAGACGGAAGTCTACACCAGCAGTATAATCTGTTGGCAGTTCTTCCATATCAGGATCCATAAGAGCCTGCTTGATGATTTGGAAAATCTGTGGACCAATTATAAAACGTCTAATTGGATTTTCAGGAGTTGTATCGTCGCTTAATGCGTTTTCAGTTACAAACCCTTGGAAGATATATGATCTTTTCTTCCAATATTTACGACCCATGTCTTCAAGACTTGGATCTTTAAACCAGCCACGAACTTCATTTAGAATGTCACAGCTATCACCATACATTTCCATACAAGGAACTTGTACTTGTACTGGACGACTATCTGTGTCGCCTTTTACACCTGCGAAAGGCAGTTTGATCATCAAACGTTCTTTCCAGAAAAATGTATTGGATTCGTCACCATCAGGAAGGAAACGAAGCGTTGAGCTTTCGCCTTCTTTCATATTCCAGAATGGAAAAATTGCGTTGTCCCCGCCGGAGCTTTGCG